TAATTTAGCTTGTCGAAGTTTTAAGCATTCTACTGAAACTATAATTTGGGCGCGGCCTAATCATAGAAAATATAAACATATTTTTAATTATAAAGAAATGAAAGAAGAAGCTGGCGGCGTTCAAATGAAAGATGTTTGGACTTCATCATTGACTCCTAAAAAAGAAAAGAAGGAAGGCAAACATCCAACACAAAAACCATTATTCTTATTAGATAGAATAATTAGGGCGGCAAGCAATGAAGGTGATTTAATACTGGATCCTTTTAATGGTTCAGGAACAACAGCAGTTGCAGCTATTAGAAATAATAGAAAATATATCGGAATTGATAACAATAAAGAATATTTAGATATTACTATAAGAAGAATTAAGAAGGAGTACGAAAATGCGTGATTTTGAAGAATGGTTAAAAACTTTTACTGACAATATTAATGGTTGGAATTACTATGTAAATTATAATACAGCATATAAAAATACAACAGCAGTAAAAAGACAATTAGCATTATTAAATACTTTGAAAGGTTCGGAAAATATAGAAGAAGAATTTAAGGATCTTGTTGCTACATATCCTGAATGTTTGCAGGCAGTTCCATTGTTGCTTGCAGTGCGTGAAAATGTCATTGCTATTACTGAAAATGATAGAAGACTGGATTTTAATTTTAAAAATCTAAATTATGATGTTGAATTATATGTTGAATTTATGCAAAAAACTGGCATATTTGAATTATTACAAAGTCATATAGTTGGTGATTTGTTAGATGTTGGATTAGGAATTAATATTGGATTAGATAGTAATGCAAGAAAAAATAGGGGTGGCGATCAAATGGAGGATTTGGTCGAATTCTATATTAAACAAGCAGGATTTGTTAAAGACGTTACATATTTTAAAGAATTATACTTAGAAGATGTTGAAAAGAAATGGGGTTATGATTTATCTAATATTTCAGCAGATGGAACTTCTACAAAAAGATTTGATTTTGTAGTTAAACCAGAAGGTAGCGAAGAAGTATATATATGTGAATGTAATTGCTATTCTTCAAGCGGTTCTAAATTAAACGAAACAGCAAGAAGCTTTAAAGCAATATCACTTGAAGCAAAAGAAATTGAACACGTTCATTTCGTATGGTTCACAGATGGAGCTGGATGGTTAAAAACAAAAAAGAATCTAAAAGAAACTTATGATGTTCAAGAAGATATATATAATATTGCAGATTTAAAAAATGGTATAATTTCTGAGAAATTTATTTGATTTTTTCCAACTTCCTGTTCCAAATCTGTCATATTAAAAGTATAAAGATTTCATTATTAATATAAATTAGACTTCCTTTACTTGGTGGCGAAACATTTCGCCGCCTTTTCTTTTGCAAAAAATCATATTGAAGATATACAACAAAAACAAAGGAGAGTGATATTTATGGTAGGAGATGTTTATACAGATGAACAAAAAAGAAGTGAAATCAATTATCATTAAGGAAACACAATTAAAAGTATTCTTAGAAGAATTAGAAGAATTTGAAGAGAAATGCTTAGAATCATTAGAAGGTCCTTTTGATGAATTGATTCAAGCGATTGAAAAACAAAAAACAGTTATTAAAGCAGAACTATATGATATACAACAGCAATTAGGATAGTGTTTCATCTTTCATATTATTTATACAAGAAATTGATGAAAAAGGAGAAACGCTTATGCCAAACGACATTTACGAATTAAGAAAAACATTATGTACTGATGAACTAAGAAGAAGAGGCTATACGGCCCGCGATGTTATCATCAGAAAAGGAAGAAAGACAGATTTTGAAGTGTATATTAAAAATGTACATACTAACTTAAATGAAATTTACGAAATCTGCGAAGAATTCTTAAATATTGGCGTATTTAATTGCTTTGAAGTAATTAAGAAACAATAGTTGTTTTAAACAAGAAAGACATACAAAGTATGTCTTTTTTTTATATCAAAATGCAGTTAGAAAAATCATATTAATTTTAGATATTTCAAATAAAAGAGGTGATTACAATGAATGAATTTTTTGAAACTTTTTTAAATCAATATGGAATGGAAATTATAGCAACCTGTTTAACAGCAATTGCATCATATATCGGCCTTTGCGTTAAAAATGCATATACCAAATATATTGATACAAAAACAAAAAAAGAAGTGATCGGTGTTGTAGTTAATGCAACAGAACAACTTTATAAAGCATTAGATGGCGAATCTAAATTGAATATTGCAATAGAAGATGCATCAGCAATGTTAGCAAGTAAAGGAATTGTATGTTCTGACTTAGAATTGCGCTTATTAATTGAAGCAACAGTAAATAGTTTTAACAACGGATTAAAAAAGGAGAGTGATAAGAATGAATCTAAATAAATTGATTTTAGTAAATAATGATTGCTATAAAGCAAATAGATACATAAGTCCATCAGGAATAGTAGTACATTCAACTGGTGCAAACAATCCAAATCTAAAAAGATATGTAGGACCAGATGATGGCAAATTAGGAAAAAATACATACGGCAACCATTGGAATAAAAGCGGAACTGGTGCTTGTGTTCATGCTTTTATTGGTAAATTAGCAGATGGTAGTATTGCTACATATCAGACATTACCTTGGAATATGCGCTGCTGGGGTTGTGCATCAGGAAGAAACGGAAGTTATAATAACTCACATATTCAATTTGAAATTTGCGAAGATGGTTTAAAAGATGCTACATATTTTAATAAGGTATATAATGAAGCAGTTGAATTATGTGCTTATTTAATTGGATTATATCCAGATATTAAAGTAGAAAATATTGTATGTCATCAGGAAGCATACAGAAAGGGTTATGGTTCTAATCATATCGATGTTGAACACTGGTTCCCTAAGTTCGGTAAAACAATGGACGATTTTAGAAGTGATGTTAAAAATAAATTAGGTAAAAAAGAATCAGAAGCAACTAAACCATCACCAAAACCACAAACTGATAATTTATATCGTGTCAGAAAATCTTGGAAAGATGCAGCATCACAAATTGGCGCCTATGCTAATTTAGATAATGCTAAGAAAGCTTGTAAGTCAGGTTATTATGTATTTGATAAAAATGGTAAAGTTGTTTATCCTGTTTCAAATAGTGATAATAGCACTAATGTATATACAGTTAAGTCAGGAGATACATTAGGAGAAATTGCTGCTAAATATAAAACAACAGTAAAAACATTACAAGAATTAAATGGTATTAAAAATCCTAACTTAATTTATGTAGGACAAAAGATTAAATTACCATCTTCATCTAAGACTACTACAACTTCAAAAAAATCTAATACAGCAATAGCAAAAGAAGTTATAGAAGGTAAATGGGGAAATGGTACAGATAGAAAAAGAAGATTAGAAGCAGCAGGATATGATTATAATGCAATTCAAAAAGAAGTAAATAGATTATTGTAATAGACAAGCAGGATTTTAAAATCCTGCTTTTTTGATTTAGATTCATCTGTCATATTAATTTTATATGGTTCTTGTATTGCGTGTGTAAGTGACATGATCACGTATCGAGTACAGTGCGGGGGCTATATTCTATATTTTCTTTTTCCATTCTTTCTTTCTTTCTTTCTTTTTAATTGCTACAAGCGATTTCGTTTGTGGCAATTTCTTTTTATATAATGATTAGTTATTGGACAAAATAAAATAGAATTAATTGTGGCGAAAACTATACAATATATAGTGGTTAATTAAAACTAACTTATACAATATATAGTGGTATTTTTTGAAGTATTTTTTAAAATCAATTTTTTATATATTGTATTTTAGCCTGAATTACATTATAATAAAAATCGTTTTAACGTATGTTTTTAGAAGTTACCAAAATAGAGGTTTTATTGATTTGAAAAGTTACCAAAAAAGTTACCAAAATAGAATTAATTTTCCAGTATGTAATCTTTTTTAGTAAAAAGGCAGTCGAAAAGGGGTATTTTATATGAAAAAAGTTACCAAAAACAACGAAAAACAGCAAAAAAACTCATATGTAAAAAAAACGGGGGTTTGGGGCGTTGGGTACTATTTCCATCAATAAAAAAATGGATTCCCGTTGGGAATCCATTTTTTATTGTCCTAAATGTTTTAGCAGATTATGCTTTAAATTATCGTCTGCAAAGGAAATTTCAATACTGTTTTTATT